AGTATTTATAAAGATCAAGCGCCTTGCGCCTTAATTCTGGAAACTCGTACCTTCCTTTAACACTATCCACTAAGATAAGATTGTCAGGGCTGTCTTCATTCATTGAAAACACTCCCCAGGTGGTAATGGCTGAAAAGTCAGCGCTCTCTTTTTTTAAATAAGCGGTATCATAGCTTTGAATCACATGTTTCAATCTTGGCATCTGAGGTGAATTCCATTTTTTCCACCATTCTCGTTTAATCAACGCTCCTTCTTCTGACGTTGGATTCTGCATATATTGAGAATTCCATTTCGGTAAAGCAACGGATGCCTTGACGCCTAATAATTGTTCCAAGTCCCAATACTCTGGCCACACGGGTTTGCCTGAAGGTAAGATCGCAGGAAATTCAACCACCTCCCATTGATCGGCTCTGGGTTCCTTTTGTGCGGCTTGTAAAATTCCAGTTAGGTCCCGAGTATTCCATCTCGTCATAACCAAGACAATTCTTCCTCCAGGTTGAAGACGTTGACGGGGTCCAGCCGTGTACCATTCGTAAGCTCGCTCCATAGCGGTCTTGGACATGGCATCTTGTTCGGAATGCGGATCGTCGATAATGAGAAGATCAGCTCCTCTTCCGGTAACAGCTCCTTCTACTCCAACAGCAAAATACTCGCCTCCTTGATCAGTCTCCCAGCGACCAGCGGCTTTACTGTCTTCCATCAATCTAGTTACAAAAACTTTTTTATATTCTTCAGTATCCATTAAGTGTTTTGCTTTACGACCAAACCGTACGGCTAGTTCAGCGGTGTGGGTTGCTTGAATAATTTTTAATTTAGGATTTCTACCAATCATCCATGCAGGAAGGAGGTACGAAGCAAATTCAGATTTTGTATGCCGGGGTGGCATATTAATAATAAGTCTTTTTATTTCACCGGTTGCTAATTTATTAAATTTTTCTGCAATGACTTTGTGATGGGTCCCTTCGATAAAATCAGGCCACATGTGTTTTACAAATGTCAAGAAATCTCCTTGAATTTCATTTAATGTTTTTTTACGACTAAGTTGAATAAGCTTCTTTTTAGCTTTACGTCTAAGTTCAGGAGGTAACTTCTCTATTTTTTCTACTATTTCTTTTAATGATAAATTTTTTTGCATAATTTTTTATATTATGGGACCCATAAAGTATTTACCAGCACTGGCTGTCTAAATCAAGCAATATAGTCTAAAGCAGTGGGACCCCTTTTAAATATATATAAATTAAGCTACAAGCATTTATCTTTTTTTGGAATGGACTTGGTACCTCTATCAACTTGCTACATATATAATAATAAAGCAACAAGATCCAAGCCACGCGACGCTAGTCGCGTGACCTTTAGTTAGGGACTAACTAACTCTTAATCTAGTAATGTAAAGTAAGCTTTGGGATTCATTCTACTAAACTTATCTAATCCCTTTTGCATTGTTTCATATTCTTCTTGATCCTCGGCGCGTTTGATCTCATAATATAAATCACGTTCTTTTTTAGTTAGCATCTCAGATTGTCCTGAGTATGGGTTTGCTACTGTATAGTATGGTTTATCTGTCATTGTTGTCATGTTTCATCTCCAGTAGTTTTATTCTAGCTTCTAGCTTCTTGGTAGCTTCTATGTTTTTTAGAATAGGTTTTGAGATCGTGTCCATTATAGTCCCTATAACTTGGATGATATCTTTTACCTCTTTAATGGTCGCATATTTTCTATTTAGTTTAAACATTATAATATCTCCCAATTGGTAGCGTATCTATATCCCCGCTTCTCTAAATCCCAATAATGCAAGAAGGGTTGATTGTCTTTTTTTCTGTGTCCAAAACCTCTACACTCATCAGTAATAATGCCGAAGCGTCTAACCTCGTCACCATTTAATTTAAGGTATTTGATTTTAAACTTTTGGTTTCTTTCTATCATGTGTCCTCTTTCTGTTATGTATGGGATAATACTATACTATCCCATACATGTCAACCTTTAATCCTTGGCTATTTGTTTGATTTGTGATGTATCCACAACCCATGCAATACCAATCTTTTGGGTACATAGATCAAGAGCTTTAACCAAAGTCTCACTTGATCCACTTTCCATGACAGTATCTATGGCTTTTGTTTTTACATCTTCAAGCTGTTTTAACATCTTGCCTTCTGGTCTACGTCTAATCTCACGATCAACCAAGTCTTTAGCCCAGTCTCTTAATTGTTCTTCACAATCAGAAAGACTTATGTCCTCATTATTATCTTTTGTGAAGTTATATTTAAGTCTTTCTTTTTTATCTTCGGTCTTTGCCTTTTTAACAAAGAAAGTTTTAGCGTCTTCTCTTGCTTTCTTCATTTGATCTTCAGCATTTTTAAAAGCTGTAAGTATTTTATCAGCGCCCATTTTTTTGGCTAACTTACCTACAATTCTTTTAGTTGCTTCGGTTCTATACTGTTTGACTAACAGTTCTTGTTCTTCAATCAATGGATCAAAATGACGTCTTACTTTTCGTTTAAAGTGATCTCGTTGATAGTTTGCCATTGTCTTTGCCATATTATCCTCTTTCTGTTTCTGTTAAATTAAATTTATAAACTACTTGACATCATTAGTCAAGTGTATTATATAAGATAATATGTTAATACATTTAATAATAATAGTAGCAATAGTAGGTGCAATTTTAATGGCTTACTTTGGAATGAAAGGAACAGGGGCAATATGATTTATACAACTTGCACACTTTGTGGTTGTAGCCCTAAACCAGACGAATGGTCTGGACAAGTTGAGGGCGCTTGTATAGATTGTGGTTAGAAAGAGGAAAATATGATTGATTATAATTTAGTGTTATGGATTGGTTTAGCTTTTTACATTGCACTCTTTTTTACTTTTATTGTGTATCAAATGCACGATAGAAAAAAAGATAGAGAACAATGGTTAAGTGACGAATTAACTAAATCATTTAATAAGGCAAAAAATGATAATAGATAGTATATGGTTTTATCCAATTTTATTTGGTGGCTTTATGGCACTACTATTTTTGTTTGATATTTAAGCTTGAGCCCTGGTCAAGATTGACAGGACACATAAAGTGTCCGCCCCACTAGTTGGGAGCATACCTTGACCTGGGGTCAAGCTATAAACTATGTAGATATAGCAAACCAAAATTAGGAGAGTGGGATGCTCCACAATAGTTTGGCCAAACTTGAGCCCTGATCCATTCGGTATCGCCCCTGGTATAACCGGGCAAGCCATATGTCAGGATGGATCTGGGGTCAAGCGATTAAGGAAGTCAGATAAGTAGCGATGGTAGCAATACCGGGAACCGCGCTGACTTGACCAAACTTGAGCCCTGATCCAATTCGGGCAACACCGGTTATAATGGCAAAGCATGACCGCGTTGGATCTGGGGTCAAGCAAGTCACTGACCGGGTAGCAAGGTATCTTGTCCGCACCATACTTGCTGGGCCACTTTAGAATGATTCTAAAAAAGCCACAAGCTTCAAGCAGCAAGCTTGACAGTGACTGTAGGATAATGTAAGATAGTATTCTATTGTAATGTTAAGTTAAACTACCTCTTGCAAAGACTGACCTCGTTTGGTGTTTTTCCGGTCGATAAATTTGTCAAAGCACCACAAGAAAGAAGATATGAAACAATTTAGAATAGACGTAACACACGCAAGCTCAGGACAGCTAGCAACCATTGCAGCTGAACTAAAGATCATGAGTAATGATTGGTCCAAGTTTGGACCTAAGATTTTTATTAATGGGCAAAAGCTACAAGCGCCAAGTCTCAGGATTCCAGGTTCTTCTAAAAGCCGCAAGCGTCAAGCTTTGGCCACATTTAAGAAGTAGAATAAAATTATGTTAAAGAAAGAAGCAAGACAAATCACCGGGGGACTTTCGAAGCCATCTAAGATGCCTGGACCAGCGTATAACCTGCCAGCCACTGAATGTATTACAGGCGCCAAATTAGTGAAGGTGCCAGGCTCAGTTTGTGCGGGCTGTTATGCACTTAAAGGTCGATATAGGTTCCGTAATGTTAGACTGGCTTTAGCTCGTAGAATGCAAAGCCTGGACCATCCT